AAAGCAACGATGGAAAAAAGTTCCTTACTGTCATTGAGGGTAATACCTCTAGTGGCAATAAAGGAAGTCAATCAAATGGAGATGGTGTGTATCTTAGGAAACGTGCCTACTCCCTAGTAATGGGCGTTGCACGCCCTTAAGGATGGATATGAATACAAAAAAAGTAAAAGCAATTGTTGCAAGTTATGCTCGTGCTGCAGTAGCAGCCGTGCTTGCTCTATACCTTGCTGGCACAACTGACCTAAAGACTCTAGCCATGGCAGGTGTAGCAGCCGTTGCAGGCCCAGTTCTGAAGGCGTTAGACCCATCAGCAACAGAATTTGGACGTGGAAGTAACTAATTATATACCCCTAATTGGGCTTTAAAGGCCCTTTATAGACAAGAAGAACCCCCGCCTTAGTAGAAATACTAGGAGCGGGGGTCTTTTTTGTTTTCTAAGTAGTTCCCCTCTACTTAGATAACTCTTGTACCACTTGGAGGATTTTATCTGGTCGTATCAGATAACCCTTTGACGGATTAGGTTCTATATTACAGGTAATAGGGTGCCCATACAAGGTAACGGCATGCCGTAAATGTTCTATAGGTACTATAAATATAGTTCCTTCTAGTACAAATGCCCAGTATGCAGCCTTAGTTGCAGTTAAACCAGATGGATACCACTCTTCATTGTTGTGTGACCAACACACAGTTTCTATATATAGGTTGCCAGTGTTCTTCCATTTAAGGTCTGTCTTAACCTCAATGGTTTTACCATTGGTTAGTAGTTGATTGACTAATGATTCACCCTCATGTCCAACGGATAAATCTAAATCAAAATCAGATAGTTTACTCATAGTTACTATTAAATACAGATATGGGAACAACTGTTTTACCAACTATTCCACGTTTACTTCTGTATCTATTCCTTTCTTCCATAGTAGTTCCTGCCCATATTCCGTGCACTAAATTTTCTATTGCATAGTCATGACATTGGACTCGTACTGGACAAGTGTTGCACATTTTTCTAACATAATCAAGATGAGGATAGTTACCTCTTTCTTCAGTAAAGAATATCTCTACATCAATACCATTGCATGCTGGTATATCTTTCCATGTTGGATAATTAATCAAGGTTAATCACCGTTTGATAACCACATCTAGTACATTCAAGATTCCATAAAGATTTACTTGGGTCTATTACTTTCCACATATAATTAAAACAAAATAAATGACGTAGTCTTTTAATGTTACCCTCCTGTTGAGTAGAAGCCACTTCCTTTGAAATGTACTGGTGTGGAGGACCATATACGAGTCATAAGATTTCCGCAAGATGAACAAAATGGTGGAGCAGAATCATTTGTTTCTATTACCTTAGTACAGACCTTACATTCAAAATCATAAAATGGCATTGTTAAACAACCTCTTGCATTGCACTATAACATGAACATCTAACTATATAAAACTGGTATTTTTTATGGTATATCCATTGTCGTCTAGTATTAGAACAAATAAGACATACAAAATTACGATAACACATTAGTCGCAATCCATTCCGTGGTCATCTATTGGGGTGGGTAATGTAACCAACGAACCACAGTCTACACATTCCCCATCTAAAAAGTAAAAACATATTTCACCATATTCAAAGGCTACTATAGCAGTAAATAATTCTGAACCACATACACAAATATCTCCTATTGAATTACCACGTAAGTCCATTGCTCTGCTATAATCTTTTTTAAATAAATCTTTTATTTCTTTAGGCTCTTGTGTCATCTTCTTCTTCTTTAACTTCTATATTATCTGTATCAGTATAGGTGCGCCATCCACCTAGTATTCTAATTAAAGAATTAATTGCACGGCTAACCCTCATTCTTGCACCATCAGCAGATGTATTTAATTCTTTACCAAGTTCTGTCCACTCGCAATTTTCTACAGAAAATCTTAGTCTTAAAATATTTTGTTTTGCCTCTGCTAGTTTGTTGTATGCTTTTTCTATATCTGCTCTAAGAACTAACCAATTATTTCCATCTGTAACTTGGCCTGACTTATCTGGTTTAAAGTTAAGGTCTTTTATTTTAATAGGTATTTCATAACTACCTGAAATAATAGATGGTAAAAATGCTTCAATAACTGATGGGTCATAATAATAAAGGTCAACCATATCGTAGCCAAACTTACGGGCTTTTTCTTTTTCACAATAAGTAATGGCTGCATTGCGTAATGATTTGGCAATTAATTTTTCTTTATCTTTTGGTGGTAACTTAGACCACTCTGTATATTTATTTGGATGGGTAACAAACCACATCCATAAAATCTGTTTTATATCTGCAGTTTCAACTATAGAATATTTTCTGGAATATTCTATGGCAAGGGTGGATACCAACAAATCATACTCTTGTACCCACGCCTCAGTCACTATTTAATTTATACCTTCCCATTGCCCTCTTTGTACCAATAGTCCTATTATTGCATAGTTAGCCAGGTCTATAAGGGTATCTTCTATAGATTCAAAATTGGGCGTGGCGTCTTTATCAGCCAGGTTATTTAACCTAGCCAACTTATCATACATTCTTACACGCAGCCCATTCATAGCCCCACCAGGGGCAAGGGCTATATTCAGGGGTCCATAGTCTTCTTGTTTTTTCATCATAATACTACGTAATTCATTAAGAATTATATCAACATCATTTGGATTCTTCATCTAACATCCTATTCATATGCATCTCAAATTCTTCCATTGCTGCTTGTACTGCTATTTCATTAGAAATAATTTTACCATTTCCTTCACTGCTTGCTAATAATATCATTCCTAACATAGTTAACATTTGTTTTGCATCATCTGGTTCTTCTTCTATTCGGAAATAAATATCTCTTAATGCATTTAAGATATCTAAACCTTGCTCGTCAGATACTGCTATGCCAACTAATTTTTTATTAGAGTTTACATGTTCCCAAAAATCTTTAGGATTGTCCCAAGCATTTTTTGATTCGTTCATCTATCCACTCCTTTCCTTCTTGTACAATTATACTATTAACGTCATGTCCTTCTGGCATTTGTAGTAAATTAACATTATGTAATTCTCTACTTAATCTTTTGCCAAATTCTAAACCAGCATTATCACCATCTGCTAATACAATTACTGTTTCAAAATCATCTAATATTTTTGTATAGTATGGTCGCCAATTATTAACTCCAGGAATACCAACAGATGGATGCCCAGTTTTAACTGATAATACTACTGTATCTAATTCACCTTCAGTTACACATACATAACTGCCTGCTGTTAATACTACTTGTGCATTAAACATTGTAGTTTTAGCACCAGGCATACCCATATATTTAGGGTCTTCATGGTTATTAGTAGTTCTAAATCGTATATCAACAATACCTGATGGGGTTATATAAGGAATTGCTAATCTATTTTTGTATGCTTCATGACCTGGCAATGGTTCTGCTACTACACCTAAATTAAAACTTCTGCCCTCTTCTACCGAGAGATGTCGGGTTGAAAGATATTCCTCTGCCAGATGCAGATGTTTTGCGTACTGGTCTGCTGCCTGCAAGAGATATGCTCTCTGCGAATTTGATAGCCTCAATGTAATTACCTCCTTGTCTGTACATTATTAAATCGTATACGTCACCTGATGCTTCACAACCAAAACATTTAAATCTATTTTCATCATAATTAATGGCTGCTGATGCATGTTTATCACCATGAAATGGGCATTTCATTTTGCGCCAACCATGCCCCACGGCTGGCAGGGTGGCGCCTACGTGCATTAAGTAGGCAGATATATCATGTTTGTCCATTAATCTTCCTAATTAATTCTATCCATATTTTTGCTGGCATTGTTGCATACCATTCTCCTACATCTCCTTTACCTATTCGTTTATGTATAACTACACCTGTCCATGCTTTATCATTTTTAATTTCTATTTCTAATTCTTTTATCCATGCAGATAAATCTAGTTTCTTATGATTTTTTACCTCTATAACTACACCATTAACTCCTGCTATATCTCCTTTGTCTAAATGTGCACCTGCAACTCTACGCTCTACATATGGGAACCATTTTTTTAACCAATTAACTACATCTCTTTCTGCGCTGGAACCCTTTGCTTTGCGTGGGTTGCTCATTCAAACTCCTGTTGCTGTGGCATATAACGAATCATAACATCATCTAGATACATAGATTCTGGGTTGAATGCAAGGGTAACATAGTTGTTACCTGTTTGGTCTGCTTTGCCATAGCGATTCTTGACTGCTGCTACGCATAGATAGTTCATATCTGCCTGCTTCATCTGACCAATAGTTAATACCATTGCTGGTATTTGATTAACTAATCCTTGAATTGATGACCTTGGCTGACACGGACTGCCTTCATATCCTTCTTTGGTATGGTGCAATACAAGCAGTGCTGCGTTTGTATCTCTGGCTAAATACTTAAGTTCTTTCATGGCTGCACGCATACCACCAAACTCATCGTGTCCATCCATTGCTATGTCCATTAAGTTATCTACAACTATAAGTGCTGGACTCTTACCCCATATGGTTTCAAATGCTGATACTTCTTCATCTAAATCTTTTAGTGTTGGACTAGATTCAAAGCACCAAAACAAATGATTACCATTGGCTAATACTTCTTTTGCTTTCTCTGGCTGACGTTTAATTAATTGTTCTGCTTGTTGTTGACTAATGTTGCCAGTCATAGCAATCAATCTCATTGCCATAGTATGTGCATTAGTATCCGCACTAAAGTAAAGGGTAGGTAATTTAGTTTTAGCCGCAATTGCTAATGCAATTGATGACTTGCCTGCACCTGGGGTGCCTGCAATAACTGTTACCTCTGCTCTACGCAATATAATTCCTGCGTTTTCAAATACTTTAAACACAGCAGGTAATGGCTCGCCACCTACATTAGTGTTATTAACACTTCTAATTAATGTTTTCATTACTCTCCTTTAATATAAACGGGGGCTGGGCACCACGACTCAGCCCCCGTTTACTGTTAAATACTAAGCAAAGATTGGCTTAGTACGTAGTTCAGTTGGAATCTTGGGACCTGTCCAACGAGGACCTGCTGCTGGGTCATAGAATGCTTTATATGGTTTGCCAGTTGCCTGTGCTTTGCCATATTTAAGAACCATAACTCCCCGCTCACATGATGGCGCACCTGGTTTGTTATATACCCAAGTGTTACCCCATTTATCTTCAACTGTTTCTTCTCCACCTGATTCTGTGGATGAAATGTTTGCATTAAAACTAGAAGCAATATCTGCTACGGACATTGGCTTACTTGCTGATGTCCCTTTTACTGCTAGTTCTACTTCAGTAACTGCATCGGTAATTATATGTATACCTTGTGCAATCATGTCAGCAAACTGGTCTGCTGTTTCTGCACGCAGAGTTATCTGTGTGCCTCCTGCTGTTTTGAGATTGATACTGATTGGTGCTTCAGTGCTACTCATTTTTCTCCTATTCAAATGTAGTGGTTAAACCCTTCTGGTCTCTCCACTTTCTTGCTTTCATGGCTAATTGTAAACCTTTCCAGCCTTCTTTAATATCTATCCACACTAACTTACACGTGCCTGTTCCTGCAGGTAGATGAATAATGATTGCTTTATCTTTGTTTACTTCGCCCCATGTACCACGGCTTGCCGTGGCACTATCATACGGCAAGCCGTTAGCATATATTGCTAACTGTATTGCAATATTACTTGGATGGTCTATACGACCAGTTTTAATATCTGCAATAAATAACTCGCCTTTATACTCAACAACTCTGTCTGGTGTGCCAGCAATTTTGTATTTATCTAACACACTAAACTGTTCAATGAACTGTTTGTTGAGAATCTTAGTTGCTTGTTCATAGGCTTTTACATCTGGCATCCACTCTGGTGGCACCACGCCTAAGTCATGTCCTAAATCTAATTGTTCAGCAAACGAATGGATTGCCGTACCTATGTTGGCTGCTTTATTTGCACCTGCTACTTCCATAGCATCTTCAATTAAAGAATTAACTGCCAACTTATCATCATGTGCTGCTGTTATTGATAGCAATATATCTGGTCTTGTGGTTAAACCAATTGCTGCCATTCGCATTTTCCAAGCAGTTAATGCTGATGCATCATCTAATGAATTAGCAATAGTTGTTGCACGTGTATAAGCCACTGGCTTACCACCTTTTGGTGGAATAATTAATGGCCTACCATACCTATCTCTATCTATTTCTTGTGCCATATTCTCCTTTATGAGTCAGCCCTGAGAAAGGAGATAGCCAAAACCAGGGCTGCTCAAGATTAGTGTATCATATACTAGGCTTCAGGATATGCTGAGTCTATGCTAATGTCGTCAACCCATACATCGCCATCAACTGTCAGGTTAATTTCAAATGCATCATCAAGAATTTCTCTTGCTGCTTCTGCATTAGGTGCTTCTATACCTGTGACTGTGGCTGTAATAGTTACTGTTGCTGACCATGACTTGGTTAGTTGGTCACTACCTATGCTGCTCAATAGGTCATTGATATCTCCTACTTCGCATACAATTTCATCACTGTCTGTTTCATATCTAGATTGAAAGAATTCTTTTACATCAAACTGAGCGCTTCTAAGTTTGCGTTCAGCCTGTAGTAATTCTGTTTTAATAGATTCTTTTTCTTCTATCAATCTAGTAAGTGATTCATTGGTAAAGGTATACTTGGTATCTTTTACTTGGATAGAAATAGTTGGTTCAGTACCATCTATCTCACTGTAATACATTGTCATGCCATCTCCTTTATTTTATTTTGATTGATGTTTGTATAGGGCTTGCGCCTTCAAGTGCATCACACTCTTTACACCAGTAACCATATAGGCCATTGGCAAAGAGTGATTCTGATACTACTCGTTTTTCTTTTCTACATACATTACATTCTTTGATTGCAGATATTATACTCATTATGATATCAACAATTCAAGTGCTCTAGTTTTAATACCGTCATTACGACCAGCCATTGTACTAACTGCAAGGTTTTTGCCTTTAGCGTTGTAGTCAGCCCACTCTATAACTGCGTGCCACATACCAAACTCTGTGTCTCGTATGTTTTCTTGTGTAGGTGAGGCTGAGTATATGTCAAAGGCTTTAGCCCTAGCATTGATTGCATTAGTAAATTGTTTCTTTTCACCTGTTGATAGCAGATGATACGGTGCTTCCTCTATCTTACTTGGTAGTGGAAACACACGCTTGAAATAATTCTTAGCATGCTCGTGGCTTGCTTCTTTACTAAGCAATGTATCTGCTAGTGCTGTGTAATCATTAGCCATATCATAGGTTAGTTGTATGATGTTAGCAATCTCTGATACTGACAAGACTGCGTTGCTTGTATGGTTCAAAGTATAAGTATACTTGTTATTCTTTTTGTATATTTTATTAATTTGATTCATACAAAACAACCGTTCAATTACTGGTTTAATTATAACTGAACTACTGCCATCATGACTAGTCTTGGCCAGTAAGAATGCTGCATGTGGGTCGTTGGCGATGGTCATTTCTAATGGAGTTTCCATCAACATCCAAACTTTTGCACCGCCATCGTACTCACCTGCTGCTGCATATCTAATCCCACTGCTGTCAATAAGATTATCTAATGCACCAAAGATTTCTGCATTCTGAAATACTTTATAGCGATTACCTACTACACCAATGGCTGATGTCTGACCATATGGTGTTGTTTTAATAACTGCTTTTTTATTTTCAACAGGGATATAATCTTTAACCATATTAGTTCCATTCTCACCTGGAACTGTATAAGTTGCAGTTATATCGTGTAGTGATACTGACCAGTCTAGTCCTGCTTGACTGGCTACCTCACTGGCTGATGTAGCCTCGACTGCTACACCTGCTTTGTGCCATGCGCTTTTGCGTACGGCTCCGTGTATAAGTGTATTAGTTGTCATTGTTTACCTCTTGTGTATCTATTGCGTAGATAGTATCTACAACTTTAGTATGTAGTTCTTCAGCCATTTGTTTGAATGCACCTGCTGGCCACTCAGCAAGAAATACTCTGCTAAGTAATTTAGCCAATGCATAATCTGGATTAAGATTTAATACCTCAATCAACATTGACTTAGCCTGCTCTGTTTCTTCAACTTGATATAAGTATCCACAAAATACTGTGGCTAATGGAACTGCTTTGTCTTTAACAATAACATTACCAAGTAATGATATGTATTGACCTACATAATCAATGTCTTTTTCTAACTGAACACCCATTAGAAAGTCACGGATTTGTAGGTTTTCATTGGTAGCAATGGCTACCTCTGCTATGTGTTGGGCTGATGGTATAACACCATCTGCTACATTATCAATTGCTTTACGAATGTCTTCAACAATACGAACATTTGTATCACGGTTATCTGGATTATATGTTCCTTCTTGTTTGATTAACTCGTCTTTTACTTCATTACGAAGTGTGTCATAATTTATGTCTAGCATTTTATCTCCTTTATTTGCGGGCGCTCTGCCCCTTTTGGCAGACGCCCGATTTACTATAAGTATCTGGCTATTGAATTGTAAGTAGATGTTGATACCGTTTCTTCATCTGTAAGTTTAAGAATACGAATAGCATTCTCAATCTCTTCGACATCATCTTTGTATTGATGTGTAGACATAACTTCATAATCACGGTCAGGTTCTTGTGGAAAATCTTTAGCGTCACAAGGTATATCAAAGTCAACATTCATAGTTGAATTCCATGAACGATAGTTTGTTCTGATATTTTCTGCTTTGCTGAAGTTATTAACTGCCCATGCTTTTATATCTTTATCCCATTTTGTGCGGGCTTTTTGATACTCTGCTTCTAGTTTATCTTGCTTTGCATAGTTAGTTTTTATTTGGACTAACTTAGTTTCTAATGCATTGATTACCTTAATTGTAGGTATCTTTACATTAATTGTCCTGCCATTTCCTCGTGCCATGTATCTCCTTTGTTTGTTGGTTAGTGTCCCGTGTTCACGGTGGCGGGACCACCCACAAGGAAGGCCGTTGCTTAGTTGTTGGCCTTGTGATATCTACCTGGAGCGCTGGAGTGCTTAGGTAGAAACTTAATACCATCCTTTAGCACGCCAATGTGCCCATGCTTGTGATGGTTTGTTATAGCGGTGCTGAATATAAGCCAGCCCCCGCTCAACCTGAAGCGGGGCTGGCGTTCCAGGTTTAGTGTTTAATATTTGTGCTATACCATACGCTGTTGACTTAGGGTTATCTGCATCGTGTTGCCATCCAGACTCTTTGCCCCAAAGTTTAACGAGTGCACGCCACTCAGACTTGTTCCAATGTGGGTACTCCCATTTCATGATGGCTTGGGCGTATGCCTTTGCCATCCGTGGTGTCCAGATAGATATGTCTATGCAATTGGCTTGCAATTGTGTTGCTACTGCTGCCGCCATTGCTGGACTGGGTAAGAATGGTGCGGACAAGAACGCTAGTAGCCAACTTAAATACCCTGCTAACAATCTCTTCATCTAATAAACCTCCATGTGATATATCCAAAGAGTATGAGGAATGTCCAGGATTGTGATGGTGTGAGGTATGAACTCGCAATGAACTCGTCAATCATTTCACCCTTACAATCTCTTGGCTATGCTTTATACCCTTATCAAACTCTAACACATGCCACTCTGATGGGTCATCAAGGGCTTCATCACCTGCTGTATCTATATTTATATGTGTAGTTCGGCATCTAACTTTGGCCATAATCCACACAGTATGCTCCCATTGTGGGGTATCTTCCTCAAGCATTGGCTTCCTCGTCATTCTTTAGAAGGTCATTAACTGTAGGTTCTGGTGCTACCCACACTCTATCTGTTGCAAGTAACTCGTCATATACATCAAGTAAATCAAGCATTGCATAAGCAAATGCTTCTTTGATTTTAAATAGTTCTTCTCTGGTTCTCATTGCTATCTACCTTTCCATCTTGCGTCTGGTTGCAGCAGAATCACTCATACGCTGAATGATTTCGTTTTGTGTCTTGATTATATAAATGCTATAGCCAATAGTCAAGATGCTGACAACTAGGGCTATCATAATACCTATCATTGTTCCTATATCTAGATACATTACTTGCCTCTTTTCTGTGCACGGATAGCCAATTTGGCTGGACTATATCCACCTACTGTCTTACCTGTTTTCTTTTGAACCTTTGGTTTTTTCTTCCAGGCCTTGCCATTCTTTCTCTCGTTACTCACATTATCTCCTTTGTTATAGGGCTGGCTGCGCAGGTAGTGGCAGCCAGCCTGTTGTATGTTACCCTACTGTTATTGAGTGGGCAACAATTTGTTGACGGGATTCCAGTTTATCTGGATTACGGCGGTCAAAGTAAGTCTTTAAAGAACCTTTGACACGGATGATATCTGATACACCATCACGCATTGGCACTGATAATAACTGTGCCTTAACTTCATCATCCATTGCAACTATCTGACCAGTGTATACACACTTGCCAAATGCATCTCGTTGGCTGATGCTTGCTAGTAACACTTTATAGTTACTAGTTCCTGCTTCACGAACTGACTTTATATAGCCAGTTATGTCTACATTATTCATGTCTATCTCCTTTTCATTTAGGGCGGTTGCCCCTGTCAACTTGTTACAGGGGCAACTGCTATTCAATTAATTGCAATTAGGACAAATTGTATATTTATTGTAAACATAATGACAACTAGAACATATAGTTTCAGATGTTTGCAATTCAATGGCATCTTCTAAATCAAAGAATCTATCTGCCATTTCTACTACTGGGTCAAGGTATTCATCCTCTCGCTCAGTCCATTTGTGATTGGCACCCTTATCATGGGTCCAATCAGTTGGTTTACTCCAGACTTTTAGATATGTAAGATTGCCTTCGTCAACAATCTCATGCGCTATATCTGCTGCTTGCGCTTCTCTTTTGTCTAGACATTCTCCACATAACTCATTGAGTTGTGTGCATTGGTAGCAGTCATTAGTTACAGTAATACCATTACTAATTACTAGTTCATGGTTATTTGTTTTCATTTTATCTCCTTTGCATTTGAGTGAGAACTTTCCCGCTCACTTGTGCGGCGGGAAAGTTCGACAAGCACATCATTATGATGTGAGAGTTTTATTTCTTCTCTTACTTTCATTAGGATTTTTCCTAAATGATTTTCTCCTTTACCTTTACACATACCCCAATAAGTATCTCCCCAAGTATTACCTTCTATAATTACTTTATCATTAGTATCTACTAATAATTTAGTAAGGGTAGGGTTTTGCGTAAACTTATTTTTTATTATTTTATACATAATATCTAACTTAATATCATTCCAATCTTTTCTTAACTCTATTCTTTTTCCTAGCGCTTTAGCATTCGCACCATTTAAATTTATAAACTTAACTCTTACTAAATTATCATTAGATTTCATGGCTTGGTAAGCAGCCTCAGCATTTCTATAAACTATACCATCTAGTTCTATAGAACTTTCATAAAAATTACTTAAAAAACTACCTCTTAAATTATTTATTTCCATAAGTATTCCTCATCTTTACCACATTTACAACACATAACATAAACAACACCAGTTATATTTAATTCTTGCCACTCATGCTCATCAAACCTACATTCATTTACACCTACTACATCTATATCATATCTACATTTATCACAAGCCCTATATAATTTACTCATTATTTATTTATCCTTTCATTACACTTTATTAATTTAATAAAGCGGCTAATCCACACCATGCCCAGCGGGTTAGTCAAGGGCGAGCAATTAGTTATCATTGACTGCGACCCCTTGACGAACCCATCTTGCTGGGCGTGGTATTTTTGGGCCGCTTTGTTAAGGTGTAATGATGGCTCGCATAATGCATGAGTTATTGTCATGGGCTTAGTGCTGTGTATGTATATCATTGACTCGTATAACACATTAGGTATTGTCAGAAGTTCCTTTGAATTACAAAGGAACTCATCATTGATGGGCTGATAATTGGCTGTCAAGTTAGCACCTCCTTAGTGGTGATATAACTAGCCATCATTAGTGGAGATAAATAAAAAGGGCTAACTGATTTCTCAGTTAGCCCGATTTATTAGGCTACAGAATTTACTGTGAAATTCGTTAGCCAAGCCTTATCAGGTGTTTGAGAAGTCCTGAACCAGCCTGAAACAGTAGCCACAGGACGCTTTGCGTCTGCGCCAGCAACTCTAGGAGTTGACTCAAGCAGTTTTGCCAGTGGCTCCACTGCGGTGAATGTAATGAACGGCAAAGATGCTTGGAATTTGCCTTCCTCATTACGGAGAATCAATACGCCCTTTGCGTATTGATTGCTGTTCTTGGCTGTCTTGATTTCAAGACCAGCAAGTTCAGCGTTCTGAAATGTAACTTCGTGTGACATTTCTACCTGCTTTCTGCCAGTTTTTTCTGGCAGGCATCAAATAACACAGGGGTGGGTCCTGCTGTCAAATAACACTCTTTCCAGTTATTTGATGGCGGGTGCCCCTGTGTTATGATGCGCTTCTGTCAGAAAAAAGGCAGAATAGCAGGTGTCTCAGAAATGTCATGACGAAGTTGCTCGACATTTCAGGTTGCTGAACTGGCAGTCTTGTAAATCAGTTCAGACAGCCAGTCTCAGAACAGTAATCAAACGCAAGAGCAAGGGCGTTTGATGACACCGTAATGGGGAACTCTAGGCAAAGGACAAGCCTTTGCCAACAGTTCATTACAGGCAACGCAGTAGCCACGCCAGCACAACTGCTTGCCAACTCTAACGAGTTGCCAGCAGATGCTTGCGTCAGGCTACTGTTTTGCTTAGGCTGGTTCAGGCTTATCAGACACAAAGTCTGATAAGCGGCTAACAATTTCTATTCAGGAAATTGTAGCCAAATTAAATTGGGAAACTGATTTAAGAAATCAGTTAGCAATTTAATTTATCGGAACCTCTCTGGCGCATCAGTTTTAAACTTAGCCAGAGGGTCAGGCCTGATTAGCGAACTGTTACAGTGCTGACAGCCCTATCAGCCCTTAAGCCGAAGGGTCTAAATGACCCTAGGCTTATTAACCAGTCGCTAACTCATCTATGTACTCTACATAAAAGATTTTCCCGTACAGAAGTATCCCCCATACCAGTCCCAGTTTGTCCTATTTTGTACTAATTTTTGGCATACTAAAAAAAATATTTTGTTTCAAAGCGTTCGCTTTGGCTGTTTGAACAGGTTATACTATATAGAGGCTGTTTCTTTTTAACAGTAGCAAGTCCTTGGGGGACTTGCGTTACAGACTGTATATAAGAACTGTTACAACTGATGAAAACGGGACAGGACTATGACTTTTCAAAAGGGGGGCAATAACCCCAAAACCCATGCTATGGCAGGAGCAAAGGCTAAAGTTTTAGCCTTGGTGGCCGAAGGCCACTCTGTCCATAAGGCTATGGAAATGTGCGGCAAAAAACCTGACACTGTAAGAATCTGGTGTCTTAGGGATAAGAAGTTTGCTGCTGACTTAACAGAGGCTAAGGCTACCGCAAAGGATGCTTCCCTTGCAGCCCTAGGTATCCCTAAAGAAGAAATAGACTTTCCAAGATTCTCAGAAATTTTTTTACAGCAGAGGGTATTCCCCCATCATCAAGATTGGATTGACTTACTAGAGGATAGAGAGCCTTCATGGCTCCACCCTAGTATGGTTTACGAGAAGGGTGACCCAGCCCGTCTCTTGCTTAACGTGCCACCTGAGCATGCCAAGAGCACAGTCATAACCGTAAACTACTCCACATATCGTATCGCTCTCAATCCAAATATCCGCATTATCGTGGTTTCTAAAACGTTAATCAAAGCACGTGAGTTCGTGTACGCAATCAAGCAGAGACTCTCCCATCCACGTTGGTTAAAGTTGCAAACAACTTTTGGCCCCGAAGGTGGTTGGAAAGAAGATTCAGACACTTGGCGAGTTGATACCGTTTACCTTGGGAGCGATGCTAGAAATTCTAGCGAGAAAGACCCTACCATCCAAGCACTTGGTATGGGTGGACAGATTTATGGAGCACGTGCTGACCTCATCATTCTTGATGACTGCATAACTACAGCAAACGCCCATGAGTATGAAAAACAAATCAACTGGCTACAAAAAGAAGTTATTACCCGTTTGGGTAAAAATGGTAAGTTACTAATCGTAGGGACACGAATTGCAGCGCAAGACTTCTACAAAGAACTCCGTGAGGCCAAACACTGGTCTGGTGGTAAAAGCCCTTTTACTTATATGGGCATGCCTGCTGTTTTGGAATATTCAGAAAAGCCTGAAGATTGGAAAACGCTCTGGCCTAAGTCGGACCTTCCTTGGGATGGGGATACTGACGTACCTGACAAAGAAGGGTACTTCCCGAAATGGGACGGCAAAGCCTTATTCCGCAGACGAAGCGAAGTAACACCGCAAACATGGGCGTTGGTTTACCAACAAGAAGATGTTTCTGAAGACAGTATATTTCCACCCGCAATTGTTCAGGGTTGTATCAACGGCCAACGCAAACGTGGCCTGCTGAAAGCAGGTGCCGTAGGACATCCCCGCAACATTGAGGGGTACACAATCATTGGATTTGACCCCGCAATGGGCGGGAATGCTGCGTTTGTGGTGGCCACATATAACAGAGCAGATAGTAAAATATATGTTCTTGATTGTGTAAATATGTCAGACCCTACTCCACAAAAAATTCAAGACATCATTGAGCATTTGGTAGAAAAATACAGACCACAAGAATTACGAGTTGAGATTAATGCTCATCAAAAAGCCTATGCATTGGATGATAATTTAAGAAATTGGTTAGCAGCATATGGCTGTCGTTTAGAATCTCATTATACTAACAAAAATAAATGGGACTCTAACTTTGGTGTAGCGGGTATGTCTATGTTAATGGGAACTTTACGAGATGATAAGTTCCAAAAAAATAATATTATTGAGTTTCCTTCAACAGATAACTCAGAGGGTATGAAGGCGTTAGTCCAGCAGTTAATAACCTGGAAACCCAATACTCGTGGTAAAACTGACTGTGTTATGGCATTATGGTTTGTTGTGTTAAGAGCACGGGAGTTTATGCAACAGACTAATAACATTAGTAAGTACGCAAGAAATCGTTGGGCAACAAGAGCACAAACAGAAAAAAGATACTCAGTTAATTTAGACGAAGCCTTTGCAGAGCAATGGCAACAAACTTACGGATAAGGAATTATATTGTTATCAATAAATCAAATTGCAGCAAGAGTAGATTCTCTTAAAGACCGTGCTGCTGATAGAGATGCAAGGGCACAAGATGTACTTGCCGTCCGTAAAGGTAAAATTTCATCTGTCTATCCAGCATTTTTTCCAGAAGGTGTAGACGCAAATGTCGTTGCAAATTTTATTGACATTGTTGCCCGTGACTTGTCAGAAGTTATGGCGCCACTTCCTGCGGTTAACTGCTCGGCCGCTAATCAGGTCTCTGACCGTGCTCGTTCTTTTGCCGATAAGCGTACTCGTATTGCTTCTAATTATTTTGCTCATTCAGATTTACAAGTGCAGATGTACACAGGTGCAGACCATTACATCACATTTGGTTTCGTCCCATTCATAGTTGAATTAGACGAAGAGGCAGGGCTGCCACGTATCCGTGTAGAAAGTCCGATTGGGGCTTACCCAGAGTTTGACCGCTACGGACGTTGCATTGCCTTTGCTAAAAGATATGAACTATCAATTGCTGAATTAGTATCTCAATTCCCAGAGTATGAAATGCAATTACTAGGCAAAGAAGGTTATGAACAAAACCTAAGTGCCAGAATTGATTTTATTCGTTATTACGATAAAGACCAATCTGTTATTTATGTTCCTAGCCGTAGCAATTTAATTTTATCTCAAGCAATTAATCCGCTTGGAAAAATGATGATTGTAGTTGCTAGACGTCCTAGTGTTGATGGTGAAATGCGTGGACAGTTTGATGATGTTCTAGGTATCCAACTGCTTCGTAATAGGTTCGCATTACTTGCGATGGAAGCAGCAGAGAAATCTGTTCAATCACCAATTGTTGTTCCACAAGATGTTCAAGAAATTGAGTTTGGCGGAGATTCTATTATCCGCACAGCCAATCCAGCAGGTGTGCGCCGTGTTGAACTGCCTATACCTAATGGTGCATTTACTGAACAAACATTACTACAACAAGAGTTAAGAACTGGAACTAGATATCCAGAGTCACGTACTGGTAATATTGATGCGTCAATTATTACTGGCCAAGGTGTACAAGCACTTATGGGTGGCTTTGATACACAAGTTAAATCTGCTCAGGCTATCTTTGCATCAGCACTTAAAGATGTTATTTCTGTTTGTTTTGAAGTAGATGAAAAATACTTTGACTTTGAAAAGACAGTTCGTGGTGTAGATGCTGGTTCTCCATACAGCATTGACTACAAGCCATCAAAGGATATCAAAAAAGATTATTCAGCCGATGTTCGTTACGGCATGCTTGCTGGTCTTAATCCAGCACAGGGACTTATTTTTATGTTGCAAGCCCTTGGAGGTAAATTAATCTCCAAAGATATGGCTATGCGTGAGTTACCATTTGGTATTAACGTAACTCAAGAACAAGAAAAAATTGAAATTGAAGATATGAGAACTGCATTAATTGCATCAATGCAAGCATACTCTCAAGCAATACCACAAATGGCAGTTCAAGGACAAGACCCTACAACTGTGGTTAAAAAAATAGCAGAAGTTATTAAAGCACGTCAAAAAGGCGTAACACTTGAGGATGCAATAGAAGATATATTTGCACCAGAATTACCTCCTGCTGGTGCCGAACAAATGGTTGAGCAAACGTCCCCTGCTCCCGAAGCATCACCAGGAGGTCCTATTCCAGTACCGCCACAAGCACAACAAGGCGCCCCAGATATTCAAAGTTTACTTTCTAGTTTAAGTTCAAGCGGTAAAGGAACGGCAAGCGCTAGACGTGTAATTAGAAGATAATTTAGAAGGGGACCATGACGGCAATAGTTGGAATACAGGGTAAAGGCTGGGCTGTTCTAGGCGCAGATACTACAACCTCATATCAAGATAGACCATACGTGGCTAAAGGATGTGAAAAGATAGTTAAAATTGGTGAGTATCTAATTGCAGTTGCAGGTGATGCAATTGTAGGAGATATCCTTAATAACTTATGGCAACCACCTAAAGTAATTAAGACACAAGACCCAGATAGATTTATGATGATTAGAGTATTACCATCTATGAAACAAACCATAATAGATGGCGGATATGACCCAACGCCTAAAACAAAAAATGATGATGATTCAGGTTGGGATGCATTAGTTTGTTTTAATGGTAGGTTATATCAAGTTAGCGATGACTATGGATATATGCGAGATGACAAAGGTTTATATGCAATAGGTTCTGGTGGAACTTTAGCCCTTGGAGCATTAGCAGCAATGGAGTCTGAAACTAAGACTCACGCAAAAGCATCAGGGGCCGCAAAGAAAGCAATCAATATAGCAATTGAATACAATGTATGGTGCGGTGGAACCGCAACCGTTAAAACACAATTTACTAAGTAGGAGGAAGCGTGGAACAACAAGGTGGATATAGAAAACCAAATAACCCAGCCCCAGTATCAGGCCCTGGCTCTCTTAGTCAACGTACTGACGGGGGTCCAACACAACCTGCAACCTACATTCCAGGATTACCACAAGGCGAAGGACGAGCAACTTACGACCAACAAGTAGCAGCACCAATGATGGGTGCAGTAAAAATGGAAGACATTGAAGGCGCAGATGTAACCACAGATTTATCTGCACCAACAGAATTTCCTAATGAGCCAATACATCATGGAGCATCATGGGGTGATAGCCCAACCATTAATCCTAATTCTCTTGGTAGTATATCTGGAAGCAATCCAACAAATGTTGTTTATAGAATGATGTCATATGATACATCTGGAAAATTAGAAGCATTATATAACAGATTGAATATGTCTTAATGTCATTTACTTCTCCATCAACACAATTGCCTCCATTAGAGCCAAACCCATTTAATCCAACACTTGCGTCTGCAGAGCCATTGCTATATGCAGCAACAAATGCTGGTTCATGGACACAAGAAGAGGCTGTTGTAGTTACTAATCTTTTAAGTTATTTATCATTAGATAATGAACTTGTTAAAAATAAAGATATAGGAAAAGCAAGAAAAAAATTTAATTCTTTAGATAAAGATACAAAAGAATTTTTAAAATTTTTAAATCCAGAAGCAGACTATCAACAACAACCTAAAAGTATTTTTAAAAAAGTTCTTGAAGCGGGTGTAAGCCAAGTAACTGAACCATTTAGGTCTACATTAGATACTCTTGAAAAATGGGGCAAGGGTGTTAAATCTGTTTATAAACTTGGTGTTGCTGCAGACGAATCAATTAATAAAATTATTACACAGGGTATACCAACTGTTGATAAAAAAACTGGACAACCTCTATCAACATCAGAAGGTTTTAAAAAAGCATTAACTAATAAATCTTGGTCTGATATTTATGAAGGTAAAAATTCATGGCGTGAATCAAGTATTCAAGAACTTGAAAATAAATATGGATATGCTGCATCTTATTTGGCTAGAAAAATAATTGATGGTGTAAAACCAGCAGATATTTTAAGAGAGTATGGTGAGATTGATGCACCATTAACTAAGGCTTTTCAAGATTTTGCATCTAATAGTGATAGTTGGAAAAAACTTTATGCAGAACATAAAGGCCAACAAATTAATCCAGGTAATGATTTAACTAACTTTTTAAATAAAACACTTCCACCCAAAGATTTAGGCACTGTTGGTGATTTTATTAAGAATACAGTTGGTACAATTCCATTTATACCAGTACCAGTTGCAGAACAAAATACTTGGGCAGTTAAAAATATTAACCCATTTACTTTTAAAGAAAATCAATGGGCTTCACCATCTGGTCAAATTAATTTTGCCTATACTATACTTAGTGACCCACTTACTTGGTTAACTGCTGGTTCAAGTAAATCATTAATGGCTGGACAAAGATTAGCACAAGAAGTTTATGCTGGTAGAACAGTTGAATCAGTTGCTGAATTATTTAAAAATCCACAATTTAATCAAAAAATATCTAAAGTTGCAGATGAAATCAATCAACTTAGAGCAGCAACTGAAGCAAAAGATTTTGCTCAAGCAGGATTAATTAGAACTCGTATAGCCACATTACATCCAGAATATGATAATGATGGATTAATTAATCATTTATTAAGTACTAAAGTTTTAGATGATGATTTAAAAGAAGTTCCAATTACAGACCTTAATACAATGCAAAAGTTTTTTGAGCGTGGAGAAAATGTAGGATTTATTACTGATTTAAAAATTAATGGTATAATTCAACAAAGAGCACACAATATTGCTTTAGAACGTAGAACAAGAGCCTTTACCGATAAGGGAAAAGTATTATTTGATGAGTTAGTAAATGGTATTGATAGTGCTGTTCTTGCTGGAAAAAAACCTATACCAGAAGAAGCAACTAAAACATTAGAAGCATGGGAAAATTTTGTTCTTAAAGATATTGATTTAAATAAACTTGTTCAACCTACTGATGATATTATTAAAACATTAACTTTACACAAAAATAAACTTACTAAATTATACAATAAAACATTTGCAAAAATGCCAGCAAATAGTGTAATTTATCATCAAGATGAATTTGTTACTAATTCATCATCATTAGATAATTTTAGACAATTAGCAAGATTTTTAATTGGCGATAAATTAGTTGCAAATATGATTACTCAAAGATATTTATCTAGAAGTCCAGAAGAAAGATTACATACTATTAAAGTAATGTATAATTTTTATCTTGATAAAATTGGTATGGGTTCTACTCCAGATGGATTAACTGCAAAACGTGCATATCTAGAAGGAATTTTTGGTTCAGAGTTTGGTTTAAGACCAATTACAAATATGACTATTCCAAAACATATGGATAATTCTAGTCTAGGTTCCGTAGATGTTGGACAAACTTTAGCCCCTGCTGCTAGTCAAATTTTTCATACAACTCCAGGAATATCAATGATTCCATTTGATGATGTTCTTAAACAAGTTTATGACTTGGGTGGTCTTCGTGGTAGTTTACTTAAAAATATAGCAGCATTTTCAACTTATAACTCTGGTATGCGTGCTATTCAAACTGGTTGGACTGGATTAGTATTGCTTCCTAAAGTTGGAGCAAAAAATGCTTTTGATAATTTTACTATTGGTGCTTTAGTACTTGGACCAGATGAATTAATTAGTATTTTTAATAATAAAGGTAAAAAATTAAGTAAAACATTACAAGCATATACTGCTAATAAACAGACACAGGGAATGCTTAAGGGTAGATTTCTTAGTTTAATTAAAAAAAATCCAGCAGAATCTATTAGTTCTGCCGAAAGAAAAAGACTTCGTGGATTTCAAGACGTAGAAAGAATAGTTGAATTACCAAGTGGTACAAAAGTAAAAATTAAAACAACACTTCCACTATCAGAAGTGTTTGAAGGTTCAGTTGAAAAAAGAATTGCAAATGTAGCAATAGCAAAATATGGTGATTTAGATGCTGAAGATTCTAAACATTTTGCTACTTTTCTTTCTAACAACTCTCATGCCGTAGAAGGCATTACGCAATCTTCAGTTGCTGCAACATTTGCTAATAAAATAGTTGATGGCGGAATGGCTGATGAAGTTTTTGGCAAATCTTCTTGGGCATTAGCCCTTGAAGAGGCTGGTAGAAAACAAACTGGCAAATATGTTATAGATTCATATAATGTTATTAGTGATAGTAATAGAGCATTGGCTCATATGGCTACATTTCGTCAACATTTTGCATTTAATAAAAAAGGAAATATAGATTTTGGTGCAGCATTTATTGAAAACAATGGTTTAAAAACTGCAGATGATGTTGAAAATTATGTTACTCAACTTATGGGTAAAGTTGGTTGGGTTAAAAATTCATCAGGCCAATATGTTGCTAGTGGTCAAGGTATTAAAAAAGGTAAAGATGGTAAAGTAATTGTTGATAACAAAAAATCTTTACAAAAAATTAAAAATTTTAATGGTTTATTTCTTAAGTCTTCTATTTTTAAACAAGAAGGTAAAACAGACGCAGAAATAACTGAAAGTATTATTCGTGGTAGCATGGCTGAGTTATATAATGTATTTCATGGTAGTGCTGGTAAATTTAATCAAGATTTATTAGATTTAATAAAAATAAAAATAGAAACTGTTCAAAAAGTTTTAGGTAAAGATGTGCCAGGTGAAACTGAATTACAAAAAGCATTACGTTTAAGTAATCTTAAAGAACAATCTACTGTTACTTATCAAATAGATAATTTAACAGTTGATGAATTCAGACAAGTTACTAAAGATTTTCCAATTGAAGGTACTTTAAAAACAGATATTGATTTTCAAGAACTTGGATTTAAACCAGATTCAATGTTTAAAAAATTTGCTACTATTCCATGGGAAATTATGGATAAGCAAATGGTTGATTTTTATAGTTCTGATATATATCTTATTAAAGTTTTACAAAATCGCAAACTTACTAAAAATTTTGAAAATAAAATGGTTAGTGATATTATTCAAGATACTTTAAAAGTTAATAAAGATAAAAAAATTGATTTAGATTTAATTACTGCTCAAGCAGAATTACAGGCTGATTCTTATTTTGATAATTTAGCCAAAGTTAATGCTCAAAATGAAGTATTAATGTACATAGATAACCCAGCAATTAAAAATCAACTTGATTTTAATACAAGAGTAGTTGGTAGATTTATCCGTGCTACTAATGATTATGCTAGGCGTATGGTTCGTTACATAAGTCAAAACCCAGATAAAGTTGCTTATAGAGGTGGCATGTATGTTCATGCTTCAAATGGTAGTGGTATGGTTTATGAAGACCAAGATGGCAATCAATATATTCTTGTTCCTAATGATGGAGTTTTTTGGAGAAATGTTGCGCCAGTAATGGCATCTCTTGCTAATCCATTAAAAGCAGCAGGTGGGGTATATAGAGGATTAACTGAAGACGACTGGAGTTTCTTTAAACAACCAGAGTGGAATCAATATACTGCTAAAATTTCTTTTTTAAACCCATCTTATTCTGAAGGTGCTGGTGTTTGGTCACTTGTTGGTCCTACTATGGCAATACCAACCCTAGCAACAAAGGCTTTATTAACTTCAGTAGGACAAGCCGTAGATGTTAAACAAGTAGTTCAGTTTGCTGAAAATTTAGATAACTGGGTTCTTGGTCCAACCAGTGACAATACAAACTGGGTAAGGGCTTTGGTTCCAGGAAGTTTAATGAATGCTTGGGCACAAATGCCAGGTGGACAAAAAACTGGTCTTGAAGCAAACATAGTTATGCAGGCTGCTGCAGCACTACAGTTTAATCCAGCAACTAGAGTTAGTGGTGCAGATTTACAAGACCCAGTTAAAATGGATTTATTTTATAAAAGATTAAGACTTGCTGCGCATAATATTGTAGCAATTCGTGCTGGTTTTAATACTTTGTCTCCAGTACCACTAGGAAATACACAAGCAGATATTCCAAGTGAGTTAAGAAAACAGGGCATAGTTTCTTTTAATCAATACTGGGGAGAAATTATTCGTGGTGTTACTATTAATAATTCTGAAAATGGATTTTATTTACATGACCCAATAGCCCTTGCTACTGCAATGTATATTGGTGATAATCCAGATAGACTTGTCTATACTGTATCTAAGTCTAGTAGAGCAGCCAAAGTTGCTATTAACTATACTAAAGAAACAAAAAATTGGGCAATAGGAAACAAAAAATTACTAGAAAGATATCCAACCGTAGGTTGGGTATTTGCTCCACATGTTGGTGAGTATGACCCAAATGTAATGTACTTCTTAGAGGCTAGTGATTTAATTGGTCCAAAAGAAAATCCTTTTGATTTCCAAGGAAAAGGATTGAAAGATTATATTATTAATGTTACTGCTGCTAAAGATAGATACAAGTATTATCAAATAGATAAAGATGTTAACAAGTTATTTACAGACCCAAATAATCCTGATAGAAATAGGGCTGATTATCGTAGGTCAATATTAGCCAATGCAGATGCACAGAAAAAAGTATTACTAAGTGGTAACTGGGCATTAAGAGAAGCATTGGTTCAAAAAGCATTTGAACAAAGACAAAGTCAAATTACTAAATTTAGTAATTTAGAATCAATGGTTCGTGATAAAGAATTTATTGATAAACTTCCTAAAGAACAAGTAAAGACATTACAATTAATGACTTCTTTATCAAGAAGATTATTAAATATTTTTGAAGATACTAATGTAAGAAGTCAGTTTAATGGAACAGAAACATTGGAAAAGGAAAAAATACAAGGTATGGCTAATTTAGAAAATTTAGCAAAAGGTAACAGAGCCTTAACCGATGCTTATGAAAGTATTATTCGTCCATTGCTTGATGAAGTTTATACTACTCCTACGAAAGTGATGGAAAAATAATGACTTGGTCGCAAAATTCATCTGGTAAATGGGTATTTGTTAATGATGGTACTGGATATAAAAATGACCCAACTCATGCTAATGTTCCAAATCCTAATAAATTATCAGACCCTCCTGCAGCAAATGCAACTCCATCTAGTGGTCCTAAATCAGACCCAACAGGTGGAACACCAAACCCAAATTTAAATCCAATTCCTCAAGGTGTTCAACTTGATTGGAGTAAATTCCTTGATGGTAGTTTTGTATTAAACTCTGGGGCAACAGAAGGTTCAATTTCTGGACAACCATATATTTCTGGTGCGCCACTGGCAGATGGAAGACCAAATCCTAAATCAATAATTATTTTGCCTAGTGAAGATGGTAAAGGTTATTTTGCACAAGATTTAGATGCAGCGGTTGAAGAATATATAAATAGAATACCTAATATTGCAAAAGAAGCATACAAGAAAAAATTAAAAAATTATTATCCAACTACAAAAGATTATGCCATATCATTAGCGGGTGGTCCAGTAGTAGAAAATGATTTAGGTTTTCAGGCTGCTGTTAAAAAAGCATTGCAAGCAACTAGCGTTGATAATTTTAGGTCTGCTGTAAAAATTGCAGAACAAAAGAAAACAAATCCTAATTTTGACCCAAGTGGTCAATTGTATTCTTTTGAAACCTTTGTTCAAACTAGAGACCCACTAGCAGACCCAACTTCAACAAGTTCAAGAACTAGTCAATTAACAACTAAAGAAGATGCATTAAGAGAGTTTTATAGAACCGTTCAAGATTATGTTGGAGACCCTAAATTAGTTAATGAGTTAGATAAACTTGCTAATCAATATTGGATTGAACTACATGCAGAAGAATTAAAACGAGTTAGTACTGGTTTTAGTACAACCAATCCATTTGGACAATCAGTATCAAGTACTAGAAGTTACGCACAATTAACAGATTTAGATAGACTTGAAATGCGTATTAAACTTATTACCAGAGGTAGTACTAAGGCTAAAAGCACTGGTATTAAAGAAGTAGAACCAACAAAACTTCAAGATGCTGGTGGAGAAATTGGTAATTATTATACTGAATTACTTGGACACTCATACAAAACTGGTATACGTTTAAGTAATGAAACACTACTATCAAAGGTTGAAGAAATTAATAGACCAGGTGGTTCTATTGAAGAACAAAAACGTTCTTTAACTCAAGCATCTAAATTAAAGTATAAAGCCCTTGCTCCATATATAGACGCTGGTATAAGTGTTGGAGATTTTATTGCAGATTTTGCAGCAATTAAAGCAAAAGAATTAGATATGAGCGCAAAAGAAATAAATGTTTTTGACCCAGATATTCAAGCAGCAATTAGTGGAGAAAAATTATTAGGTCCAGAAGATTTTACTACATTGGTTAGAAAAAATCCTAATTGGAGATATAGTTCTACGGCAAATGAAAGTGCTGCACAATTTTTAAATTCACTTCTTAAAACATTCGGTAAGGTAGGCTAATGGCATACGACCCAGTTACTAAAATTTATACTCCAGAGTATACACCAAATCCTGATGCATATATAGAAAGAATGATAAAGGCTGGTGCAACTAAAGCAGGGGCTGCATCATCTGCTAGATACCAAGCACAGGCTGATGCATACTTTGCTCCAACTGGACCAGGTGCAAATATTGACCCACTTACTGGTGGACCAAGAACACCAGTAGTAACAGGTAAAACTCCAGAACAAATAGCAGCAGAAGAAGCAGCCGCTGCAGCAGCCGCTGCAGCAGCAAAAGCAGCAAAAGAAGCAGCAGATAAAAAGGCTGCAGAAGAAAAAGAAATGGCATTAAAGCGTGATGCTTTTGCTGTTATTAAGGCTACTTTAAAAACTTATGGATTTACTGATGCAGAAATTGCAGAATTAAATACATTTATTGAGGCTGGTTTAACTAATGCTAAAATGGGACCAGAACAACTTAAATTAGATATGAGAGAATTACCTACATATAAGGCTAGATTTGCTGGTAATGCAGCAAGAATTAGTGCTGGTTTAAATGCATTATCTGAATCACAATATTTACAACAAGAAAATGATTATGCAGAAATATTTAAAATGTATGGTGTAGGAAATTTATCCTCTCGTGCTCAGTTTAGTTCATTAATTGGTGGTAATGTATCAGTAACTGAAACAACTAAACGTATAGATGCTGCAGTAAAAAGAGTTAAAAATGCTGACCCAGAAATTTTAAAAACTCTTAAAAGTTTTTATCCAACTATTACTGATACAGATATTGTTTCTTACTTTTTAAAGCCAGCAGAAACATTACCAGAGTTAGAAAGAAAAACTACGGTAGCAGAAATTGGGGCTACTGCAAAACAGTTTGGTATGTTAGAAACTGGTTTAACAAGGTTTGAAGATTTGCAAACATATGGAGTAAATCTTGCAAAAGCAAGAGAAGGTTACTCAGTTATTGCAGAAGAACTTCCTACTGCTACTAAACTTAGTTCTATATATGATGAAATGAATATTACTTATGGACAAACACAGGCAGAAGAAGAACAGTTTAAAAGTTCTGCAAGTGCTAAACGAAAGAAAGAAGAATTAATACAGCGAGAAAAAGCAGCCTTTAAAGGTTCATCTGGAGTATCTCAAGTTTCATTAAGTAAAAGTCCTAAAGGACAAATATAGATTCCCTACACGGATATACCAGCCCCGTGAGGTGTATAAGCCTGGTAGTAGAAGCCAGCCAGTTTCCCCGAACTGAACTGTGGTCTACGAACTAATCAACGAATAGAAAGGGTGGTTGCTATGAGCAACAATTACTGGGAAGACGAAGACGAAGACCAAGATAACGATACACCTCTGCAAGGTGATGACTTAGTTAAAAAATTAAGAAAAGCCAAACGTGCAGATGAAAAACGTATCAAGGAACTTACTGAGCAACTTGAGGGTTTATCCAAGGTGCAGCGTGAGCGAGTCGTCAAAGAAGTCCTAGAGAAAAAAGGTGTAAACCTTAAAGCAGCAAGACTAGTACTAAAAGACTTAGATGATGTTAGCGAAGAGACAGTTTCTAACTGGCTTGATGATAACGCAGATTTGTTTGGAATAAATGTTCCTGCTCAGTCTAATGCAGATAACGCATCCCTTGCGGCTCTACGCCAACAGGATGTAGTTACTCAAGGTGCGGTTACACCAGACCGTGAGCAAGACTTCAACACAAAGATTGACAATGCTCAATCCGCTGATGAACTCATTGCATTATTGCGGTCACAATAATTTAATTCCGTTCATAGTCACTTGGAGGTGACAAATGGCTAATGCCTACGTATCAACAGGTTCTGCCTCTTTAGGTGGTACCGCTGGTAATGCTGGTTTAGTACAGAAGGCGTATGACCGTCTTCTAGAGTTTGCTCTCCGTTCTGAACCACTAATTCGTTCAGTCGCAGACAAGCGTCCAGCACGCCAAGCAATTCCAGGTTCAACAGTAGTTCTACAGAAGTACGTTGACCTAGCCGTTGCAACTACAGCCCTCACTGAGGATGCTGACCCAGATGCAGTGGCAATGTCTACACCAACCTCAGTAACCATTACTCTTAACGAGTATGGTAACTCAGTGTTGGTAACTCGTGCTCTTGAGTTATTCTCATTGGCAGATGTAGACCCTGCAATCGCAAACATTATTGCGTTCAACCTAGCAGATTCTATTGACTCCATAGCAATGACAACATTGCGTGGCGGTTCAAACGTAATTTACTCAGGTTCAACAGCAACTTCAACTGCAACAATTACTGCAGCAGCAACTCTAAGTTCTGCTAACGTTCTAAAGGCAGTTGCAAAACTACGTGCTAACAAAGCCGTACCTCGTAAGGGTTCAAACTTCTGGGCTGGAATCCACCCAGAGGTATCTCACGATTTCCGTCTTGCTACTGACACAGGTAACTGGTTAGTACCAAACCAATACGGTTCAACACAAGACCGTCTATGGGCTGGAGAAATCGGAGTATATGGTGGAGCATACTTCATTGAGACTCCACGTATGTATAACGCTACAGACGGTGCATCATCAGCACGTAACTACCGCACAATTATTTGCGGACAGCAAGCACTTGCTGAGGCAGTGGCTGAAGAGCCACATACAGTTATCGGACCAGTAGTTGACAAGTTAATGCGTCATCGCCCAATGGGTTGGTATGGCGTACTTGGCTTTGCACGCTACCGTGAAGAGGCTCTATACAGAATCGAATCAGGTTCTTCAATCGCTTAGTTGATTGACGGTTGGGCACTGCTTATACGGCGAATACGTTGCAGTGCCTAACAGTAAGTTCATTAAGGAGAATAATGGCGGATTATATATTTAAAACACCTACAGTCCGTGAGGGACCAGCAGGTAGACATAGATTGTTTTATTTTTATAAATTAGATAGAGGTATTAGTATTGCTAAATCTGGCGGTACTTACTCTCAAGTAAGATACCCAGTAGATGAAGATATAGCAGATTATGATGAATTTTATCGTGGTGGTTATAACCATATAGTAAATGATGCAACTAGGACAGCATTAATTGCTGGTGGTGTAGGTGTTACTTCAGCCAACTTTACAGCACTATGAGTTTACATCAAGAAAGAACACATCCAGAGTTTGTAGAAGGATGTTTTGGTTGCAAGATTAGTACCCTTGAGTTAGCCCCAGGGGATGCTAGAAAACCAATAGCCCAGAAAAAATGGGACGGAGAATTGGCTGCTTATCGTGCTGCAAGAGCCGAAGGTATCCAACCAGGAGGGACAACTTGGCGGCAAATCAATGCAGCACGGGAAGCCTCTGAGAAGTTAAACAAACCATATGATGCAAACACTATGCCAGCGGCTCAGAAAATTGACCAACGGGTAGCCAACACAATGCGAGAGGTAGGAATGTAATGCCAAAAGTAGGAAAGAAAAAGTTTCCATACACAGCCAAAGGAAAGGCTGCAGCCAAGGCTTATGCTAAGGGTGAGAAGATGGAATCCAAATCTGAAAAGATGATGGAAATGAAAAAGGGTATGAAGAAGATGGGCAAAAAGAAGTAACATGGCTACTCCTAAGCCAAAGCCTAAACCAAAATTATCAGAGAGTCAAAAGCGTGAAGAGACTCTTAAAGAAAATCAAAAACGAATATCTCCTGAAGGTGTGGCTGCAGCAGATGCTGCTGCTAAAAAAGCACTTGAAGAAAAATATCCAGGAATGTTTATACCAGGAACACGTACAACTGCTGGCGTATACAGGGCTAGATAATGAAAGCAAAAAAAGGAATGGGCTTTAAAGCAGCCCAGAAACAAATTGCAAAAAAACAAGGAATCTCTATGGAAGGTGCTGGCGCTATTTTGGCTGCAGGTGCAAGAAAAGCAAGTAAGTCAGCAAAGAAAAAAAATCCAAACTTATTAAAAGTAAAGGGTAAAAAAAAGTAATGTCATCTGGCCAATACAAACGACATGATGGATTTAATCCAATACAGATTAAAAACGGATTTGTTGTGCGTATTGGCAAGAATGGCATAGTTAGACAAGTACTAGGAAAGCAAGGGGAATATGGCAAGCAAGAAGGACTCAAGACTCGCTAGGGCTGGAGTATCTGGTTTTAATAAACCAAAGCGTACTCCTAATCATCCAACTAAATCACATGTAGTTGTTGCCAAAGAAGGTAGTCAAGTAAAGACTATTAGATTTGGACAGCAAGGTGTAACTGGAGATAGACAACCTACTGCTAGACAAAAATCATTTAAAGCACGTCATGCTAAGAACATTGCTAAAGGCAAAATGTCTGCAGCATATTGGGCGGACAAAGTAAAATGGTAGCAAAGAAAAAGACTAAGTCTAAAGTAAATGCTGCTGGTAATTACACCAAGCCTGGTATGAGAGCAGCATTATTCAAGAAGATTAAGGCTGGTTCTAAAGGTGGAGACCCAGGAGAATGGTCAGCCCGTAAAGCACAATTACTTGCTGTGCAATATAAGAAAGCAGGCGGAGGTTACAAGTAATGGCACTTGCTAAATCTCAGAAATCTTTGAAGGACTGGACTGCACAGAAGTGGAAAACTTCTGATGGTAAACCATCTAAGGGTAAGAAAAGATATTTACCTGAAAAGGCTTGGGCTGCATTAAGTCCTGCTGAAAAGGCTGCTACTAATAAAGCCAAGGCTGCAGGTAATGCTAAGGGCAAACAGTTTGTTAAACAACCTAAATCAATAGCCAAGAAGGCTGCTAAGTACAGATAGAGACATAGGGGACTATGAGCAAAAAAGATTCTATTGCACTAGTTTGGTGCGACAATGGAATGGTAGATGGCAAGTTTATGCAAGGCGTAACAGATGTAATGTTAAAGTCTGGCATAGAGTTTGCTACATCACTAAGAAGTCAAGGCAACCAGATTGCTAGACAGCGACAGACAGTAATTGATTATTGGTATGACAAGACTGATTATGAGTGGCTACTATGGGTAGACTCAGATGTAGTTATTAGTCCAGAAAAGTTTAAGTTATTGTGGGATAACAGAGATGCTGAAAAGCGTCCGTTAATTACTGGAGTATATTTTACTACAGATAACCCAGAGGAACCTTTGATGATTCCAATGCCTACAGTATACAGTTTTGTTAATGATGGTGATGGTGGAATAGGTATAACTAGAGTACACCCACTACCAGAGAATCAATTAATCAAGGTAGATGCAGCAGGTATGGGATTTATCCTAATGCATCGTAGTATTGTACCTAAAGTTCGTGAGGCTGGACCTGATGGTCAAGTATTTATGGAAATAGGTAGAGGAACTAAATTTATGGGAGAAGATATATTCTTCTTTGCTTTATGTGATAAGGCTGAGATTCCAGTCTATTGTCATACTGGAGCAACTGTGCCCCATATGAAGCGGTTCTCATTTGATGAACATTATTACAAAGCATTCTTTGGTAAGCCTAAAGAAGAATCAAAGTTAATTACACCCAACAAGAAAATCATTACACCTAGATAATAAAGGAAGATATGACAACTACCCTATCGAACATAATGGATGAAATCCAGATTAACCTTGCTGGATATACATACCAACAGGATAGAGCAACTCACTTAAGTAGTGCTGTTTCTACCTTAACGTCATCATCTACATCACCTACAGTTTTATACTTAGGCTCTACTGAGAATTTAGGTAAGGGTATTGTTGAGATTGATGAAGAGTTATTATGGGTAGACTCATTTGACCGTGTGGCTAATACAGCCACTGTAGCCCCGTATGGCCGTGGTTATTTAGGCACTACTGCTGCGCTTCATAACCCAGATACTAAGGTTACTATCTCCCCTACCTTCCCACGTTTTGTAATTAAACGTGCAGTTAATGACACCATTAAAGCAATGGGTGCTTCTATATTTGCAGTAGGAGATACTTCATTTACTTATAATGCAGCAATTACTACCTATGCATTTGCTAATTTAAACATAGATAATATTTTAACAATTATGTGGCAAGAAGTTGGTCCATCTAAAGAATGGATACCAGTAAGACGTTGGTCTTTTGATTCCTTTGCCGAGCCTACAGCCTTTGGATATGCCTCAACTGATGATGTGCAAACAGTAACTATTGGTGATTACATCACCCCAGGCAGAACTGTAAAGGTTGTTTATGCAACTGAGCCAACTGCTTTTACAACTAATGCTC